ATAAATAATTAAAGCATATCTAATACCATATCTGTTTAAATTTAAGACGGTACTGACAGAAAATTGACAGAAAATGCAAAAATTAAATAAAATTGATAAATACAATTTAATTATCAACATTTATTTTTGACTTTATTGTTGATTACAGCGTTTCATTGCTTTTTGTAATTACAGCAAATAATGTCTACCATTGCAGATGTGAATGAGCGCTTTGCGCTTGCCAATAGCTTTCTATGGCAGTCCCTCTCACAACAGATTGCTGACATTCCAGAAGGTGAAGACTTCACCTATATCACACGTTGGAATGTTATCCACAATGTGCAGCAGTGGATTGAAATGTGGTGGGCTGCCGATCGGGTGAACGTCATCTTCGAGCAACAAGTGTTTTTGCAGAGCAAGCACATGTCTCCCGAGAACAAGGCTGAGAGCTGTGTGCGAATGGAGCGTCATCGTTTTGACATTTTCATCAACGAAAACAGTGACAAGAAGCCCGTCTCGAGTGAAGAACACACTGAACTCAAGTGCCATCTCTGCAAGGAGAAGGTCCATGGGTGCAAGTGTGAAAGCATCGATGCTTGCGTTATGCGGGAACACAATGAATCTTTTCTGTGCCCGGTGTGCGATGCCTATCCTTGCGAGTGCAATCCTCCCCGTCAACGTTGGTAGACAGGCATTTCCAGTGCGTGCCTTCTATTAAGATTTTTTTCTTTTTTTTTAAATCCTTTTTTATTTTCCACTTAACCAATCACTGATACCACCTAGATAGTGCATTGTATTATAAAAACCTAGCCGATTGAGTTTTTCCCATAATTTCTCGGCGGCAGTGCATTCTGGACTATAACAATAAATTATAATAGGTGTAGTAGAATTAGTTCCCTTAGGTAGAATACTCATCACTTCCTCCAGAGTCAAATTCTGGCTTGCGGGTATATTAATTGCGCCCGGTATATGATTTTGACTATAATACTCAGGTGAAAGTGCATCGAGAATAATTACTTTTCCTAGCATACGTTTAACAAATGCTTTATTAACATTGCAAAATATTTGATGGGTATATATCCTAGAATCCCATGCGCTTCGCTTCGCTTGCCAATAAATTATATGGAAGTGCCGGGAATATACTTTGCCATCTTCTGCAATATATATCTGAGGACAATTTACTCGCACCTCTGCACGTCCTTTGGAATCGGTTCTAGCAACACCACTATTTTGTAACTTATCATAAGCATCGGCAAAATGTTTCATAGGTTGAGTGAAATCTTTACTATTACTATTCGTTGCAAAATAGAAAAATGTGGCTCTAGGTCGGAGACCTTCTAGAAGAACTTTTTCACTGGCATCTTCATTTTGTTTCAATTCATCTCCCGTTGGCAAATATTGTCGTAAATGTGTATTACCACTTTTTAATGCATATAAGCCGGATTTGACACTTATCTTTTTAGTAGTACAAACTTCACATGGTGCCTTGCTTTTCTTTTTACTAATTCTTTTCTTAATTTTTGCAATTCTTGTTATTTTAGCCATACTATTAATTCCTGTAGATCTAGCAATTCTAGAATAATAACATATTTTTTTTTGTTTTTTTTAGTTAATTAATTAATGGAAATAACAAAAAATAAAACAAGGTTAGATTAGATTATACAAGAGATAAAAATAGATATTGCATAGTCTATCATCCAATTTTGTTCTTGTGTTTTTGTACCAGTACATTGATTTCTGGTGGAACAATACGTACAACACCAATTATATCAGTTGTTAGAACTAGCAAAACCTCGTTGATAATTTCCATAGTATTTTCAATGTATTCTTCCGTCCAGAGTTTATCACCAAGATGATAATTATCACGATAACTCTCCCGAATTTCATATAGGTCTTTTTGAATATTTAGGAATTCATGGACCATATTGTTAGTGGTGCTGTATTCAAAGTTAAAGTTGCAAAATCCCTTTGCACGGCCAATATTCCGAAACATAATTGCGTTGAGCACTTTAGAACGTCGCAACGCATCAGCATCAGTATCATCATCTTCATCCACTGATGCTTTTATTTCCGCTTGCTTCTTCATTAGGTTAATTGAATCACTTTTGCCACACCTGTTTCGAAATACATATGTTACAAATACTGACAATAGATAATAGTAAATTTCCAATAAATCATTGATTTTTACCTTTTCCTCAGGCGGAACCTGTTCCATAAGTGCAATGAAAACCGCATCATTAGGTACCTTAGAATGGCTATTATATTTCAGTGATGCTTGAGAAGCAACCTTATCCGGATAAATCTTCTCTAATTCTGGCTTTTTATTAGCCTTTGCACCAGACTTGGCTCTTGGCTTTTTGCCAGCAGGTTCTGAACCACTTGTCAACTTATGCTTTAGAGCTACCGGAGCTACTCCGATATCATCATACGCATTCTTAGTAATAGTAATATGTTCAGACTGAAACATGGCAGCGGCCATTATTGCAAACAAACTTTTCTATTATAAAAAGTAATAATAATTTCTATCTAATATTATATTTTTTTCAATTTTTTTGAAAATATTATTGTAAAGTCCATTTTATGCGATGCATCAATCTCATTCGTACCTATCTACAACAAATGTAATGTCTAGCATCACAAAAAATTGAAAGTAATTATTTCTTAATATAAATAACTATGCAAAAATAAAAGAATATAATAGTTTTCCATAAAACATGTCCGATAATGTAAATGATTTACATGACCTAAATGAATTAATTAAACATGAGGAAGTAAATGAATATGGATGTACTGTTACAAAATATTCTGGGAAAAAGCTTGATTATCTAATATCCATAGCTAAAGAAATGAATGAAAAATGTGAAAATAGACATGAGCGCTCACTAGGTAGAAAATTTGTAAAATGGGATGAAAGCTGTCTAAGACTGGATGATGAAATATGGAACGAATTTAGAGACTATTGCCTAAAATTAAATCATCATTGGGTGGGTTATTATGGATATGATTCTGAATTATGTAATACTTGTGAATCCATTATTGAAGAAAAGGTAAGAAAAGTGTTTTATCCCACACAAGAAGAAATCGATAATAACATTAATTATAAAATCAGCATGCTAAATCAAAAAATTAATACTATAACATCTGTTATTAAAGAATTACAAGTTAAAATGGATAGGATTCTAGAACAACTAAGTAATTAAATAAAATAAAAAATGCAACAGGTGTAATACATTACACATCATCATTAGCTTGTTGGCATCTTAACCCATTAACTCTTCAATTAAATTAGTATGATGAATTGCATCGGCATTTTTTATTTTTATATTTTGTAAGTTGCTTTCTGCTGAAAGTTTGCGTGTGTTAAGAATAGAATACCATTTTGATGAAACTATTAAAGATTTAACTCTAGATATATTAGCTCCATCGTATCCTCCAATAGCCGCTAGAAAGGATTCTCCGTAATCTATCTCTAATTGTAAGTATTCTAGTTCTAGTGGTAGTTGTACGTATCCCTTGTATCGATTATATAAATTTAATACTAGCACTTTCAAAAGTGGCGGTAAATTCAGTATATTATTCTTGTAGCAAATTATATTTAATAAGATAAGTACTTCTAAGCTAAGAGGTAGATAATCTAGAGATTCATTGAATTGATAACTGTTAATATATAGAATACGCAATCGGGGTGGTAAATTTGCTAGTGAACCAGAGAATATTGGAAAATGAATAAATAAGATTTCTAGAGTAGATGGTAATTGAATCACTAACTCCGCCAAACTTGTTCGATATAAATTTTGTTCTATATCTGTAGACTTTTCATAGACGCATGTTTTGCTAGTGTCAATAATCAGGGTTCGTAGAGCAGTCATTTTTTTTAGATACTTTATTGGCAAGCTTGTCCGCGGATCACTATATGCTAGGTAAGTAATCTTATCTAGCAAGTTGAGCCTGTCTAAGTATTCTAAAAAATGCCAACTATGCATACTAAAAGCAGTCCATGATGTAATAAGTGGTTCCAAGTTGGCATCTGCTAGTTTCTGGATAATGATATCCAGTGAAACCCGCTTGTATCTATTCTCGCGTTCGTCATCAGGATGCCATTGCCCTCCACGATTGAAACATAGTGTACCTTGCTTATTGAAGGAAATTAAATGATGGTCGATGGTATAGAAATCGCAAACTTCAGAAGTCTTTATAATAAGTTTGATTGATTCTTGCCAAGACATATCTGTTTATTGCAGTAAATCAAATACAAAACCTTGAAATACAACAATGTTATGCTGTTATGTCATTACTTTAAAATAATAATAAATCAATTTTATTATCCTTTAATCAGTTATTTCTGTTAATACAACTATTCATAGATAATGAATGTGATTGAAAAATGGCTGAAATTATAAAATTATCAAAAAATGACTTTTTTTTAATTTATAAATTTTATTACTTTTCGTTTTTCACGATTTGCCCCCTTCATCTTATACAAGATGTCTGCTGCTGCTGCGACTGCGTCTGTGATGCCTGGCCTTGCCCCTGAGGGTGGTGATTTGGGATACCTCCTAGATGAGGCGCCTGCATTTACCATCAAGCGCACCACTGGCACCAATACCTGGGAGATGCGTCTTGACTGTGCCAAGTTGGGCAATGTTGAGATTGGAGGACAAGTCCTCCGCAACACTCTACTGGAGGTATTCCGCTACTACAAGCTGTTGACCCAGATGGTCGACGCCGGCCAGACGCCCGAGTTGGTCTTTGTGATGGACAACGTCCGTCGCGATCGCCTGCCTTATCCAGGGCTCAAGGACGTCCACATCAGCTGCCTTCAAGCAGCGGCTGAAATCTTCGAACTCACTCCTCTAGGGACTTGGGAGGTGGGTGCGATGACTGCGGGCTTTGTGCTCAAGGGGATTACACCCAAGACAACCAAGATTGTCATCCCAGGCTATAGCCCCCAGTCCACCTCGCTCATCATCCAGGCGGTGCTGCCATTGGTGTTCGAGTTTGGAACTCCTGGTGTTGAGTACACTCTCGACATTGGCGGAATGACCAACCCCGCCCGCGCACCCACCACGAATTACATTCGTGCCTTGGTCGCCAAGCTTGGGCTGCAGGGTGTGAGCATTGTGGACATCAAGCCGATGCCCTTCTACCGCGGCGCAAAACCTGCCGATGGAAAGAAGCATGAGCTTTACCCTGCCGCTGGCCACACCCGACTGACGGTCGTACCTGGTGCTGGAGTCGCACCATTCTCCTTCCTGAAAGCACCAGAGGACAAGCAGGTGGTGATTACTCTTACCACTTTCCTGGCGACCAATGCCAAGGAGGATGACAAGGGTGACATGGCTGCACTTGTTGCAAAGATCGGGGAGCTCTGCTCTGAGAAAGGCTACACCTTTAATACACCAGTGGAGATCAAGGGCAAGGCATTGCCTCCTGGTGCCACAGTCAGCGTGCGAGTAGGCGACCAGACCTTTGAAAACTCCATCTTTACCGCTGCCTTCACCTCGTGGAAGACGAAGGAACCAAAGGCGCCTTTCTCTGAAGTCATCATCCCCTTCGTGCTGAACCTCCTCAATAAGGCACTGCCTTTCCAGGCCGCAGGTGTCGCTTGCAACGAGTACGAGCAAGACCAGTTCATTCAATGGGCTCTGCTTGCCTCGGGTGAGTCGACTTTCACGACAAACGCCCTATCGGAGCACACCAAGGCCTTACGGGCTCTCTACAAGGTGCTCTACGGTGCCGATCTCATTGAAGTTGTTGCCCTGCCGTCTGGTGGTTTCAAGATCACTTGCAAGGGTGCCGACTGGGTTCAAGAACGGATGCTGAAAATGCTGAAGCAGTGAAGCCATCATGTGTCAGAGGTCTTTCTTGTTTCAAGAATATTTTTTTTTAATATTATCCATCTTGCTTTTTCATCCTATCAATCCTAGAAAGTAATATAAAAAAGAATCTAGTTAATTTCTTCTAGAATGTATCTTATCTAGAATGGCTACTAAAAACAAGAAAATAAAGAAACCATCCAATCCAGATAACACACCAGCCACACCAACACTAAAACCCACAAAAGCTAGAGTTAAACAAAGCCCACAATTATTTACACCATCACCAGAACAGCAAGCGATTATAAATGCGATTAAGAACGGACAACACGTAGCGGTTAATGCGGTTGCGGGTTCTGGAAAGACAACTACTATTCTCGGCTTAGCAAGTCAATGTTCGGAAAGGAAGATATTACAAATAACCTATAATCGTGCATTGAAGCTAGAAGTAGAAAAAAAGGTAAAATTACATAATTTGAAAAACTTGAAAATTTTAACCTATCATGGTCTAGCGTGTTCTTTTTATGATTATACTGCTCGCACTGATGAAAGAATTTCAGATATCCTTTCCAAATCTGCTCCATTAAATACAATTAGTAAAAAACCCGGTGCAACAGAATTTGATATCATTATCATTGATGAAGTACAAGACATGACACCTCTTTATTTCGAATTAGTTCATAAATGGCTACAAGATATCCGGCGACCTGTAGTGCTAGGAATAATGGGTGATAATTTACAAGGTATCTATGGATTTAAGGGTGCCGATGAACGTTTTCTAACTCTAGGTGAAGCTATTTTCCAAGCATATCAACCAATGACACGTTTATCTTTGAATACGAGTTATAGATTAACACGACCAATGGCGGCATTTGTCAATAATGTATTATTGGCCGGACAGCAACGTATTAATGCGATTAAGGATGGACCTGTCGTGTCTTGGGTGCAATATCCTAAGGCTAGAGATGGGGTTGGCGTTTCTCACCTTACCAAGTATATTTCGGAATTGATTATCAGCAAACTAAATAATTCTAATCCCACAGAAAAATTAGAGCCGGATGATATATTTATTCTAGCGTCATCAATTAAATCGCGCGGTGCAGAATCAGTTCGAGATTTAGAAAATGCGCTAGTGAGTGCAGGAATTCTTTGTTTTGTACCGATATCAGAGGAGGCAAAGCTGGATGAACGTATTATCAAAGGGAAGGTGGTATTTACAACAATGCATCAATCTAAGGGTAGAGAACGTAAATTTGTAGTTGTATTTGGGTTTGATTCTTCTTATTATGATGTTTTCAAGAGTCGAGATAATACTACCACGGTGAAGGTATGTCCTAATTTATTATATGTCGCGGCTACCCGAGCTTCCCAAGAGCTTATATTAATCGAACATCTAGATACACATAACCCATTACCATTCTTGAATCTAACCCATTCTCAAATGGCGGCAACTAATTATATCCAAATAAAAAGGCATTATGATTTAGAAAAGTCAAAAAAGCTAGATAAAATACTACCGCTAGGTGGGAAATCACTTAGCAATGATAATGCACCGGGAAGAGAGCCACCATCCAAGAGTGTCACAGACCTGACTAAATTCATAGATGAACGGACACTAGCAATGCTAGCAAATATGCTAGAACAGGTTTATACAATTCAAAACTCACCGACGCCAGAATCAAGTGTAGATATACCTAGCGATATTAAAACCGGCCCCCGAACATACGAACAAGTTGCCGATATAAATGGTCTTACTATCCCTGCATTACTATTTTGCAATTCATCTTCTACTGCTTCCAGTACTTCTCAATCCACATGTGATTCCCAATCTGATACCCAATCAAATTCCTTACTGACAAATAGGAGTAATTACTTATGGAGATATTTACATTATAGATACTGTAGGACTACTTGTGATAATGTGCGAAATAGTTTCATTAAGTCATATATTACCAAGTTAGAAACAAGTGGAAAATCATCTACGGATATGTGGTTATTGCTAGGTAATATTTTCATTTGTGCTAATGATGGATACAATTATAAACTAAAGCAAATTACCCAATATGATTGGTTAACATCACAAATGATTGATATTTGTCATAAGAATATTCGTTCTCAAATTTCTGAAGAAGTAGCTGCTAGGGCAATATTTGAGATGGAATTAGGTTGCTCTTATGATGGTGCGGCATTTTATCAATTGGATCATAAAATATATGGGAAGATTAAATTGCGTGGGAGGCTTGATTGTATTACTGATGACACAATATGGGAGTTTAAGTGTGTTGATTCTCTCAATTTAGAAAGTATGTTGCAATTAGCAATATATGCATGGATATGGAAAAGGATGATTCTAGAGCACAATGAAAAACAGGAGCGAATAGCAAAACGGCTAGCAGACGCTCAACAATCTACTCATGAAATCCAATCAATCGAGAGAGAGGCTAAGATTGTAGATAATGGTGTTGCAGGTTATGATGCTTATCTAGAGAGAGCACATAATGTATCACGAGAAGATTTATTACGTCCTAGAGAATTCAAGTTAATGAATATAAGAACTGGTGAAGTACGGGTTCTAGATGCAAATAATTATTTACTAGATGAGATAATGGAAACTATTCTAGCAGCAAAGTTAAGGATTAAAGAGCCGCAGACAGATGAGGAGTTTATAAATGATTCGCAGTCTAGAATAAAAAAATATATCTTAACAGATTCAGCAAAGACATCAATCATCATGGAATCAGAACCAGATATAGATGAACTAGAAGATAGTGCAGAAGAAAGTCC